CTTTATGAATAACACCTATAAGGAGTTAAGAGCTGTCGGATTAAGCATACCGGTGTCTACGAAAGACCCGGGCTCTGCCTAAAGGACAGAAAAAGTGAAGAAGGTTTATCGGGGCGTAAACCAAGAAATCTTAGGAAGAACATCTTTCGTTCTCCTGAGGCAATTATTGTGTCCTCAGGAGCAGTCGATTGCTCTGTAATTCCTAAAGAATTTCAAGGTTCCCTGACTGGAATCTTCAACTTCACTACATCTCAACAAATCCTTGCAAGAAATAGGTGAAATCCCATCTAATCACCGATTGGAGCTGGTTACCCCAACCGGTTCCACGTCTCGTGAAGACGCGGTGATCTTAGACGGGCAACTCACTATTTGTTGTTTCGTTTTCATAGTGGAATAATGAAAGGAACTCAATCATCGGAGTAGAATCATAGGGTAATGGACAATAAGTACCACAATCCTTGACTCTAAACTCCTGAGAGTTCAATTCATCAAACCACCTAGCAACATCTTCTGTTAGATCCAAGTCTTCAAGTTCAAATGGTTCCTCCGTTAGGAGGTTCTTGTCAATGAAAATTTCACGGACGGATTCCCACTCCTTCTGAATGTTGGGGAGGTCACCTAGGTCACCTCCCTCCCACTCAAAGGGATGAACATCTGGATTGAGTAGATACTTCTCAAACAGATCGAGACAGTGTTGTCGTGCTCTTTCGAGCACAAAACGACTTTTTCCCGACTGAACGAATAAATAATCTATCTCAATAAAATCCAGACTTGGAAAATCACGAATGTGATATTTACCATTTTGAACAATTGAACGAATATGATTTTTAGTCTCTTGAGGAAAGTGTTCATTAACTTTCTTCCGAAACCGATGAATGTCATGATGTAGAAGATCACCCGAATCCCCTTCCACAGTTGGAAGGAGGGAACGGATTCGATCAACTATTACCTTCCCTGAGAGATCTTCCTTTTTACAGGCAGATCCCCGGAGAACAGGTACTGGAACCATACGAATATCGGTTCCAGGAATCAATTGACTTTTATCAAATTTTTGGAGAAGGTCATAAATATAAACCTCCTTCATGAGACCGTGATCATACCGTATACCTGTATCAAGTGTATCAACAAGTCCTAATCCACCATGTTTTTTAGACAAGTGGAGTGATCGGGGTGTCTTTTTAAGTTCAAGAAGATTTCTCTTCAAGAACTCATATTTCACCCAATCTTCAGACCCCCAGTAAAACTGGGTTTCTTCAAAACAATAAGCTAATGAGGCTCCCACACGGGTTTGGCACGAAACCTTACCTGTGTGTAGAACCTTAGCATTGTAGAAGAACTGTGAATTCACAGTACAGAACTCGGGATCGATGAAATTCTTACCAAGTGATAAACTCAATCCAACTCGGGGAGCTTGCGCTCTCCAAGTGGAGATTTGTTTTTCATCACCTTTGGCGACAAGATCGTCACCATTGATAAGGTAAGACTTTTCAGGAAATCCTGAGTATGAAACAATGTAATCATTTAAGAAACACAGGAGTGGGAAGCTTAATAAACTACCCATCAACTGCCCAGATGTCTGCTTTCCAACTTTTCCTTTCGGATATTGGATAGTATGACTAGAACATTCCCACCGAACCCACTTGCGAGTAGGTTCATGATCAATCTCAGAGAGAATTCCCTCAATAAGGGACTCTGTAACTGACATAGGGAAGTTATCTGTGGCAGACGTGTAATCGCCTGATAACCAGAGAGAATCCGGATCAGATCTGGAATCAATCTCTTTAATCATTGTTTCAATACGGTAGATCCAAGGAAGTGTATCATTTTCAAAAGACTCATGTTCAGACCAAGGAGCTTTAACACCATCTGTTAGACAGAATTGGGGTTGCTCCGTAAGATACTGATGTAGAGCCGATTGAAAAGGTTGAAGAATTTTTGTTGTTGCCTCAGCAGCTGTAATCATCCGAACTTTTAATGGTTCAGATAAAGCAACTGCCTTGACAACAGGAGGAGATTCAGGAGGACTTGCATTAAATTGCAAATCCAGTGACCAATCTCTATCATCAGAGGGATAACCGATATCATCGGCGTAAACATCCCACTGAAGGAGTTCGTTCACAGAAGGGGAACATTCAATTCTCTTACGAGAAATCGTTTGTACCCAAACATCCTGAATATTTATCTGATGATAGGAAAATTTTTTCCTTAACTCAGACAAAATTCTTTTAACTAAGTGGTATACACTTCCTTCTATTTGTTCAACTGAGAAATTCTCATTCTTAGTCTCGTTATGTGCATTCTCAAACGGCACGCAAGGCGTCCAACGATTTAATCTTATATAGTCGTTGTGCTTAGCTTGCCACATCTTCAATTGCAGGGTGCTTGGTTTTTGATGGATAACTCCTACCTGGCCCTTCTGGACCAAAAGTGGAAGTGAAATCCGTCTCCAAACAGCCCATGGTTCCTCAACAACTGTTGTGTCATTGGCACGAAGCCAAGAACCATATCGACAATTAGATGTAAGAATGACAATGGGAGAAACGAACTTCTGTCCTTTCTCTGACAATTCAGCCATAGGAAGAACAAAGTCGTTTACAGAAATGAGATTCTCAAATTCGACAATGTCCATACGCGAGCCATGGTTTTGACCAAAATCATCCAAAACTACAATAGGTTGACCCTTGTATCCGTCCCAATGTTCAACAGAACAGGAACGAGAATAACAAAGGTTCTCTCGATCCATACCCGGGAATAAATTCCTTCCCAGATGACGGATGAGAGCCTGAACGAGGGTTGTCTTACCAGAACCTGGTGGGCCAAAAAGGCCTATCACGTATGGTTCAAGACGAACACCCCCGTTAAATTGTGTAATAGGATGATTACGGAATAATTGACAAGATTTCTCTTCTCGGAGCTGTGCAAGGTTACCACCTAAATGGCGACCTTTTTCTACACAAGCTCTTTGATTTGGAAGTTTTGTCTTGGTTGGATCATAAAGTTTTTTAAGCCTTTGACCAACCTTCTTTCCATACTCGTAAAGTCCTTTCAAATGTTCTTCTGGAACAACCAGAAGATCACTTTCGGGACGGCAAAGTGAATCATGATGCTTATCATAAGCCTCTTCTATCATATCCTTTCCGACTGGAGCACAAAGTGCTTTAGCCTGGATAAGATTAAAATAGAACTGACCTCGAAGCTCTCGATTATATTTGAGAGCAGAGTCCAGTTTAGCTTGTGTATAAGCAGGAAACAGATCGAATCTGGAACCCAAAGGTTCCTCCTGACCCATCTGCTTCGAAAATTCACCTGCAAGGGTTGTCTTAATCAACTTCACATACTCTTTCTCGGTCTCACAATGTGGGATCGTTCGGAGATAGTGGAGAAGCAAATGGAATATCCGATGTTTCGTCGTGAGACGTTTCATCGAATAGGTAAATTTCTTAATGCCGCCTTTGGAGTACATTCTCACACCAAAAGGAGTGTGAGAATTAACAGTTCTCCTTACGCGGCCGGGAAATCTAACCGTAATTCCAGATGTCCTCATTGCCAAATCAATGGCATCAGACAACCCAAGACAATGTCTAAAATGACTTGGATCTTTGATGTAATGAAATCGATGTCCATCGAGATCGGTACCGATCATTGAAGCTAATAGGTTATTCCTCTCAAGAAAAGAGAGGAGTTTCCATAATTTCGCTTCAGTGAGAGTACTCACATCCCGACAATCGGAAAGGAATTTACTCCTCTCCTTCGACGTCATAGAGTTACCGAAACTTGTTTTCTCAATTCTCTTATAAAGAAATGAGGAATCAAGAATAAAACAGAAGTTCCGGAACTGAAACAGACGAAAGTTTAATCTGAACTTTTCGTCCAGCTTTCGTACAAATAGTGTTTGCCTGGCCCGGTTGAGAGAATCCATCTCCTCCAAGGAGAAGAGGACCTCTTCCACCGAACTTAATTGACCACACCACTTTGGAGACATCACGTCTTCAAGCTGTGGCTGCTTCAAATTTTTTGTAGCAAGTCAATTTTAAGCGTTGAACTAACTCAGGTTTCAACGCCGAGGCTCGTATAGGCTACGAGACCGCTATTTATTCGACCGGAAATCAAAACTGCCTAAGTCTCTAAAATAGATACTGAAATTGAAAAGGGAAAATTCCAATTTTGATCAGCATCCTAAAGAGATATGGTTAACAGTTTTAACAATGTGTCTGGCTTTTCAGCCCATTCCCGCAGAGCGGGAA